CCGGGGAACCTAGCGTTATAGTTCCTGTTCCCGTTGTAGAGGTGGAAACTTTTATTCTATCTCCTAATGTGGACATTAAGCAATTCTAATTATCGCATTACTCGCATCAGCTGTTGGAAAAACTATTTGAAAATCTCCAGAGCTTGATGATTTATCCGCACCAAAATCTAAAACTAGAACTGCATCTGTAGTGCCACTTCCACCTGCTGTTTGAGTGTTATAGATAATACAACCTCTGGCAGTAATCGTAGAAGATCCATATGTTTTATTTGCAAAATCTGTAAACGCAGTAGTTCCTGACGAAGTAGGCGTTACATTTGTTAATGCTCCACCACCAGTAGTATAATCACCAGATGCACCTACTTGATTATTATCTGAATAATCTGTTACAGATGCGTTCATTGTAGTACCAGAACCACCAAAGCTACCTTGTGTTGGTTCCGCACTATTTGTAAAAAGGGCAAGTTTAAAAGTATCTTGACCATTTGTAAAATCGTGTTTGCCTTGAAGAAGTTCTACTTTAAAAGACGTACACATAAAGTTTCCACTGAAAGCCATTATAATCTCCTTATTAGTTCAGCTAATTTTGGATGCCCAGCATCCTTAATCGCATTGTATACTGTTGTTCTATCACTTCTAATAGCTTCCTTCATATAAAATGCAACTACCTTTTCCATATCTTTAGCATACGCTCTTGCTTGATCTCTTAACACAGGGTCTACATTATCAGATACAGATATTATTTTTTTTACACAATCCTCCGCTACTTCTTCTGGAGTGAACCCTCTGTGATTTGTCGTTCTCACTCCAACAAGAGGTCTATCTTTTGGTAAATCCATTTTTAAACTAAACATTATTGCTTCTGCCTAACTACTCTTCCTACAGTGTATTCTTCTGTTGTTTCTTTTGCCTCTCCTAACATTTTTATACCCATAAGTGCCTCTTGAAATTTTTGATTGTACATAGCCATAACATCTTGTTCTCCTTTCATAAAAGTATATGCCTCAATTAAAGAACCATAAAGAAGTGCTATTTCTGCATTTATACTTAGCCAAGTTGTGCCACCATCTGCTCCTGCTGTTAAACTAGCAGGACGATAAAAATAATGAAGTTCTCCAGTATAAGTAGTGCTAGGAGTAGGAGCTAATAAAAAATTACTAACATCAAAAACAGCATAATACTTTGGTACACCCGTAGTAGTCGTATCTGGTGTATAAGTTTGTAAGAAGCTAACATCTTTAAATTGAATAAATACTTTGTTTCCATCAGATCCAGTAAAGCTTAAAGAGTAAGGAGCTAGAAAATCAGAAGGACAAGCATAATATTGATTATTAGCTGTAGCATTCGCTGTAGCATTTTTTCTAAAAAGATTTAGTTGAACACTTTTTAAAATTCTTTCTTCAGCTAATCTAATAAACGTAGGAAGATTTGTAACAAAAGTAGTCTCTGTATTTTCAGTATAATCTTGAATAGCTGTTTTTAATTGTGTGTATGTGAAACTCATGGTGTATTTGCTTGACCTCCCATGCCACTGTGATTTGTACAATAGTAATACAATGTTGGCGCACTACTGGCAACTGTAATTTGAGTGTAAGCTCCCGAAGAACCAGGTGTTCCATTTGTTGTCACTCCTGTTGTATACTCACTACCCCCGCCATGTGTTCCATCTGAAGTAGTAGAAAAACGAATAGGATGACCACCATTAGTAGAGTCAGATTGATCAAAACGATAAGTATTTCCTTCAGATAAATTTAATGTTGGAGTTAACTGTCCATCTATATAGTATTTATTTCCACCACCATATGCTCCCACAGTTACAGTATATATAGTAAGATTTGTAGTAACAGAAGTATTACCAACACTTCCAGTAGCTCCTACACCACTTACAGAAGTTTCAGTAGCTCCAATGTTTATCGTTATAGTACCTACTGATGTTGTTGCACCACTACCAGCAACTGTTACATTACTAGCATTATTAGTAAGTGTTTCTACTGAAACATTTCCTCCTCCCCCTCTTGAGTTTGCTATAGTAGATTTTTGAAGATACTTTTTATAAGAGCTAAAATTGTTAAACATATATACATTCATGGTATCTTGAATGTATTGAATTTGAGCAGAATCACTATTTAATCCACTATTCCAATTAAGATAAGCTAAAGAATCTCTAACAGAAAGATTATTATCTCCTGTTATATCTCCCAAAGGTCTTCCACTAATCGCTTCATTATTTTGAAACAATGTCATTTGATTATCTGTATTTATTGAAACAGACGCTGCAAGAATGCCAACACTCACCATATTGTTGTATTGATTTGTATTTGTGTTACTTGTTGCTTCTGTTACTGCCTGTACTGTAATAGTATACTCATCAGTTGAAGTAACAGTAATTACAAAACCCTCATTTCTATTTAAAGTATTTGCAAAAAAATCTTGAAACGATTGAGCATTTGAAAATCTAACTCTATCACCAGATGTTCTACCATGCCCGGGTTCAATAACTGTTAAAACATTAGAGTCTACAGAAGAAGCAAAGAATGGATCAAACTCTAATAAAATTTTGCTTTCTTCTTCAGAAATCTCTGGTCTTGCGTTTCTTAAAGCTTGAGGATCTATTACTTTTTTTCTTGTAAAAAGTTGAGGATGTTTTGGCTCAAACTCATCTGGTCCAACCAACAAACCATTCCATTCCTTTTTCATATCTTTTAGTCGATATCTAAACCCAGACCTATCAGATATGCCATATGCTTTATTTCCTGTTGCAAATTTAACCAACTCTATAAAACCCCAAATCTGGACTTATTGTTGTAGACGACCTATCTCTATCTTCTACAGCGGCTCTTTGAAATTCTTCTTCATATACAGACTTTAGTAATTGAACTCTTTCTGGAGATCTTTTTATAGCTATATAGTACGCTAATCCTGCCGCCAAACATGGATAAAATCGAAAAGGTACTTCTAAAGTATTTGTATACGTATCTGCATCATTCATTCTTGTTAAAGCATCATAGTAAATAACGTCTGTACTATTCTCTGGAACAGGCCAAAGTTTTAAATTAGGAGTTAATTGTCTATCTAAAAAAAACTGGCTAGGTCTTCCTGTAGTAGCTTTATTTGGAATAGAGAGATAAGCATCTCTACTTATTCTATCTAAAGAATAGTAAGTTCCATCTCTTAAAATTGACAAAGAAAGAATATCTATAATGTCAGTTAATAGTGAGTATTCTGATGTACCAGAAGTTAGAGATTGAGTCCTTTGAGAAATAGTCCACTGGTTCAATCCTCTATTAGACCAATCAAGTAACATAAGATTCAAAGACCTTTTAGCTGTTTTTAAATCGTATCCTGTTCTAACAGTTAAACCACAACGTTCAAACGCTTCTTCAATATATTCTGTTACATTAAGTTCAAAGTCTGTGCTTCCAGAAAGAGTCATTTTATTTTTCCAAATTTGAAATTTGTATGTTTGATCTTTTTATAAAATCTTCCCATAAAGGTCTAATCATTTCATGATTAGCGTTAACTTGAATAGCCATCACCTCTGTTCTTTTATCAACAGAAATTAAAGTAGCGACTATCCAAGCAATCGCACCAAAACTACATGAAACCGTTAAACCTATTATGATTTCTCTAGTCATTAGCCAAAGAAACCTGTAATAGAGTCGATATTCGTTAGTGTTACATGGCACTCATCATCAAAAATCATTCCATGATCAGGAATGGTTATTTGATTATCATCTGATTGATGAAATACCATAGACAACAGTGTACTACCACCACTTCCATTTTTAAACACAACAGCAGGAGAACCACTACCAGCTGTTTTTACGTAAAAAGCTTTTAGTCTTGTTCTCCCACCTTGAAGTGTTCCCGTTGCAGTAGCTGTCTTAGCAAATATTGAAGCAGCCATAGTTACCTCCTATTAAGATGCTACGTCATAGCCGGTAATTGTAATAAGTATTCTACCCGCAGTATAATCGGCATCTGTTGTTGAACCTGCAACTAGATAAAGATATTGATCTGCTGCAATATCGCCACCAGCGACCAAAGTACCTGCTGCCAAATCACCTGAGTCAATAATCTGAGTTTCAGTTAAACCAGAAATAGGAGCATCTTCAATTCCTGTTTCTTCAGTAGCTGAATACAAATCAATATCTGGATCACCTCCTGCTGGAGTTTCAAGGCACAGCATGGTTACACCAAAGACTACTCCTTGATTAGCAGTAGTAACTCGACCAATGTAAGCATGATCACTAGAACTAGAGCCATCTTTACCAATGATGTCATTAGCTGCAGTTGAACGCAAACCAGTAAGATCTATCAAAATTTTAGTTTCTACTATATTGACGTTTGTACTTACGTCACTCTTTAATCTATTAACTTGAGTTATATAAGTAGCAGCTGTGCCTTCTATACCAGCACCAGTAGCTGCTTCTGTATCCATCTTATTACCACTTGTTACAGTTATCGTACCTGTAGTGGCATTTTTAGATATCATTTGAAACCCGTTTTCTGAACGGACGGGACCGCTAAAAGTTGTTGTACCCATTATAAACTCCTCTGTCTTTTATGTCAGTTACCTCATGTAACTGTCAGGGATAAAAAAAGTATATACTATTCCTTAAAAAAAAGAAAGGGGCGAATAAACGCCCCTTAGTTATTTAGGAGGATGTGCGATTACGCACCGGGTGAACCAAAAACACATCTTGGATCTGAAAAACCAAAAGAATATCTTTCTCTGGCTTTATATCTCATGTTTCCAGTATCAAAATCTGCCTCCATTTGAGTAGCTAAAGGCACTCTTTCAAAATGTAGAAACCCTCTAGGAGCATCTGTCATAATGAAGAAAGCATCTGAATCTGTTAAGAAATCATTAACAGCATAGCCATCAGGAAGCATACCCATAGACCTAATTGCATTTGTATCGTTGTCAGCAGTACCTACTCTTAGGTTAGATACCATTAATCTTTCAGCGATAAACTGCAATTGTCTTGGTATTATTAGTTTTGTACCTCTAAGAGCTACTTTTAAACCACGCTCATCTACAAAACCAGCAATACTAATAAGAGCGTCTTCAAGAGAAGTTTCGTTCAAATCAGCAGCAGTGCTTGGTTCATTTGCAAATGTGCTTCCATTTGTTAATGGATGGTTTGTAGCACATAAAGCTACGCCATCACCACCAGCAGTTGCACCAGCGGTAAAAGCATTATTAAGCACAGCAGCAGCTTTAACCTGCTTTGTATGTGCCATAGATCTAGCAAGCGCACGGGTGTATCTTGAAG